GCCTCGATGAGCAGGTCGGCGCTGCCGATGCCCCGCTGGGGGCGGGCATTCTGGCGCTGGGAGTTGGCGATGTTGTTGACCATCACAGCCACCGGGCGGCTGTTGGTGCTGCGCGCGGCGCCGGTGAGGATGTCGGCGTCGTACTCGGGCAAGGCCGGGACGAGCGGTTCGCCCTCGGGCGGCGGGGTGACGGCCATGTCGCTGGCAGCTTCCGACGAAGCAGCAGTCTCCCCTTTTTTTGTCAGGCCCTTGAGCAGGTCGGGCAGCTTGCCGCCCAGCGCGGCGCTTCCAGCCGCAGAGCAGCCGGTCAGGGCCAGCGCTGCCGCTGCCAGCCCGGAAATATGAAGGACAGACCGACGAGAGATTTTCATGATAAAACAGCCTCCTATCAAAAAGCCCCGCCGCATACGGGCCGGGACAGTGCGTTCTGCTTTGATTGTACTGTTTCGCGCCCCATTTGTAAAGAGGAAGTTGCCGCCAGAATATCCGCGTCCCAGAGAGGTGACAGTAAAACTGGCTTTTATAAAAGGAACGGGTGCTCTCCCGGCGGGGGTCTGTGTGCTGCGGAAAGGCACTTTTTTGCTGAAATTGTAAAATAAACGCAAGAGAAATCCAAAAGATTCTCCTGCGTTTATTTTTTTGCGCATTTTTTGGGGAAAGGGGTGGAACAGATGGCAAAGCACATGGAGTTCGACGACCGCAAGAAGCTGGAACGCCTGTATAACTCTGGAATGAACGGTATGGAAATTGCCCCGCTGATGGGTTATGACTACTCCACCATTTATAAGGAACTGCGCCGCGGCGATACTGGCCGGATGGATGAGCGTGGCCGGGCTGGGTACAGTGCAGACCTTGCGCAGAAGCGGCTCTACCATACGAAGCAGAGGTTACGGTATCGGGCGGAATACCACGGCGGGCTGAAAGAATGAAAGCACAGACGTTTGAGTTGAACCGTTGCTACAATGCAGACTGCATGAAAGCAATGGCTGCTTTCCCGGATGGTTACTTTGATCTCGCTGTGGTAGACCCGCCCTATTTCAGCGGACCTGAACGCCGCGGATTCTACGGCTCAAGGGTCAGCCGGATCGGAGTGCATCGGGATTACCCGGTTTCTCCCGTGTGGGAAGTGCCGGGAAAAGAGTATTTCGACGAACTGATGCGAGTGAGCCGACACTATATTATATGGGGCTGCAACTATTTCAGCTATGGCTTTGCTCCGGGGCGTATCGTATGGGATAAGTGCAACCAAGCAACAAGTTTTTCCGACTGCGAGATTGCGGCAACAGACCTACTCAAGACGGTCAGACTATTCCGCTATATGTGGAGCGGGATGATGCAGGGCAAGAGCATTTCCGAAGGGCATATCATGCAGGGAAACAAAAGCCTGAATGAAGTGCGAATTCATCCAACGCAGAAGCCGATTGTTCTGTATGACTGGATTTTTCAGAATTTCGCAAAGCCTGGACAGAAAGTTCTTGATACTCACCTCGGAAGTGGCAGCAGCAGAATTGCCGCCTATGAAGCGGGTGTTGACTTTATCGGCTTTGAAATCGACCCGTTCTATTTCAAGACGCAGGAAGAACGCTTTGCGAATTACACGAACCAAACCAGTTTATTTCACATGAGGTAGAAAAATGCTTGAACTTGCAATCTGGCTATATCACATCGGCACCCCTGATCTGGCGGTGAGGATTGCGACAGATGTGGCGACGGCTCTTTTTCTTTTGTGGGGCATCCTGAACCACTACGCCAAAAAGGAAGCTGAGGAAGCATTTCTTGAGGTGTCCAAGGAGGCGCATTACTGGAAGATGGTGGCGAATCACAGACGGGATATGTTGGATAAGACCCGGGAGAATTTATACAAATGGCATGGATCAAGGAAATCGTGATGGCTGGGATTATTACGGTGATTGCCTGCGCCGGAATCTTTGAGCTGCTGGAACGCCGTAAGCGGGCAGTGTTCAAAGAGCAGATTCACGATCTGGCGCAGAAGTACATAGACAAGATGAAACAGGAAGAACACGTTAAAGAGTGAGCTTCCGGGCATGGGCAGACCTACCCGCCCACCATGCGGCTAGTCTATCTAGGGGGCGGCCGCCCGGCTACCGCAAGGCCGGGGCCCTACCTGCTGGGGGCAGAAAGAATACAGCGGGGCGGCCCGCATGGGTGGCGGCTACCTGACCGATGCCGCCTTTTTGTTATGGTACGGCCAGTGCAGGAGGGGGTACACTCCCTTCCGCCCGGTGCTAACCCCGGGGCGTACCGCCAGAGACCGAACATCCACCCACCAAAGAAAGGACTACGATATGAACGACGAAAAGAAAATTGGCTTTTCCGTAGAACTGAAAAACAACCATGTTGACCTGTGGGCACATGGTGACGATGAAACGCTGGTGAACCTTGCCGTTGCAGCGACAGCAAACATTGTTGCTGCGGCTTGCGGCAATGACGTGAAGGAGGCCGAAAAGCTGCTGCAGGATGTGAAGATCGGGCTGGATGCAGCACTCGATCAGGCGTTGGAGCATCCTACCCAGGAAATCAACCCGGAAGACTTCAAGGCTATTGGTCCCGCTGATCTGCCTGCCAAACCTCTTGGCAAGGCTTGATTTCGGAGGAACACGGCATGGAAGGACAAGGCGTATATTCCCCGAAAGAACAGTACAAGCAGATGTTTATTGAGGCAATCGGGAAGAGACCTAACAGCATGGTGATGTGGCGAATGCTTGACGAAATTGGCTTTTTCAACAGCCCGGCCAGCGCAAATCATCACCTGAACGTACCGGGCGGTCTGCTGATCCACTCCCTCAATGTGGCAAAGGCTGCAATGGAGCTGTGCGAGACAGAACGGTTCGCACAGTGCGATAAGAACGCTGTGCTGACTGCCGCCCTGCTGCACGATGTCTGCAAGGCTGGGAAGTACATTGCAAAGCCGGAGGGAGGGTATCGGTACAGAGACACCCGGATGCTGGGGCATGGTGAAGAATCGGTCATCCTGATTCAGCACTGGATGTACCTCACGGAAAAAGAGACGCTGGCGATCCGCTGGCACATGGGTGCCTACACCGGGCAGCAGGACTGGGATACCCTGAGCAAAGTATATGACAGCTGCCCAGAGGCTCTGTGCGTTCACATGGCGGATATGATCGCCACGCACATTATGGAGGTAGAAAAGTGAGCGGGTATACCGCCTATCTTGAACTTCCGAGCGGTGAGCGAATAGAGCTACCAGCAACCATGCCGGACATTACAGAGGCAGACAGCCCTCTATGGGATGGAAAATTTGAACTGCCAGAAGCCGTAAAAGAAATGCTCAAGTGGGCAGATGAAGCGGCTAAAGAATGGGATAGTGATCTTTACTTCCTCGAAGGTTGGTTGAAACCTCGGCGGCGGATCAACTTCAACCCGCCGGAGCACTGGGAGGCGGTGCAGGACAAACGCTGCAACACATCCCCGCTTGGACGGTGCAGCTACCTATATAAAGCAAGGAGGGTCAAGAGTTTGGCAAGGAGCGTACATATCGGAATTGCCCCACACAGGGGCACAAAGAAGAATGACATAGAACAGTGCAAGCACACGTTCAAGATCACCGCTGCGCGATGTGCTCCGTGCAGCGGCTACAACGTGGAGTGCAAGCACTATGAGGGAAACGATGCTGCTGATACAAAGCATTGTCCCCGGTAGAACGATAGGCAGCCCTGCCCGCAGAAGCGGGGCTGCTTTTTATGTGGCGCGGGGTGCCTTTCTGGTACAGGGGCACTGTGAATGGGGCCGAACCCCATCTGCGCCTTCTTAACGCTTTCCATGAAAGCCGGGCACGGCCATGAAGTCAGCCGCCCGGCACGGCGGAGCGGTGCTGTACAGCAGCGTCCTCCTTTCCGTTCAAGCCCGATGCAAAACCGGGCTGCCGTTCTTGCCGAAGCCGCACCCGCATGGATATGACGGGAACGGGTGCGCCGCAGTGTGAGCGCAGAAACACCCTGTTCAACTTGCTCAGGCCAAAAGCAACAGGCCATTGCAGTGGCCGTCCCGCTCTGTACCTCTCTTACGGAGCGGGTCTGATATGCGAGCGCAGGGTGCCGCCTGTTTCCGATTCCCCATCATCAACAGGCGGGCCGGTTCGATGCCGGCCGTTCGCACAAGAAAAGAGGACAACTATGGAAATCAAATGCTTGACCCAGGACTTCCCGCAGGGAAAACGGGTATACGATGCGGACGGCGTAGCTCCTTCGCTGATGCACACCGCCAGCACCATGCGGTCGCAGGCCATTCTGGTTCGAGGGGGGGGGGCAGCGGCGTGAACGCTGAGAAAGACGTGTGCTGCATTGCATCCACCCAGACTAACGCCGAACGCCTGATGAATACAGCACCAACCCTGAGCCGTGACAAGGACAGAACCATTGTAGGCTACAACTCGTTCTGCCTTGCCGGGAACTTCGTTGATCGAAACACAAACCAAAATGGAAGTGGTGTCCGGGAAAATGCCTCGTTCACGCTGAACACGCAAGACCGTCATGCGGTGGCATACGATGCAAGAAACAGCCGTCTGAATGGCACGGTGAGCGGAACGCTCCAAGCGAAAGAATCAGGGGGATGGAGTTTGAATTACATCAACCCGGTCATTCAGCCGGATGTGCTACGCCTGCCGGAATGGATCGTGCGCCGCCTGTTGCCGATGGAGTGTGGACGATTGCAGGGCTTTCCAGATGGATGGGGAGAAATTGCACCGCTGGCGAATGAAACGGAAATCCAGTTCTGGCGGGAAGTGTATCTGAGAAACTGCAAGATCAAAGGGCAGAAGCCAAAGAAGATCATTGCCAGGGCAGATGGAGCCAGAAGCGATGCCGCTGTGAAGAAATGGCACGACGAGCTGCACAGTCCGTCGGCGGAGTATTCCATGTGGGGCAACGGCATGGCCTTGCCGAATGCCCTGTTCTTCGTTCAAAATGCTTTCCGGGAATTGGGGAAGCCTGCGGCGGAGGTAAAGCTGGGCAGCCTGTTCGATGGAAGCGGGACCATGCCGCTGTGTGCTGTGATGTGCGGCGGGCGGGCTGTATGGGCAAGCGAAGTGGAGCCTTACCCTATTGCCGTTACCAAAACACACCTGCCGGAGATGCAACACCTCGGCAGCATAACGGACATCAAAGGCGGTCAGATCGAGCCGGTGGACATCATCACTTTCGGCTCTCCTTGCCAAGACCTGAGCATTGCGGGAAAGCGCAAAGGACTGGGCGGCGACCGAAGCTGCCTGTTCTATGAAGCAATCCGGGTCATCCGGGAAATGCTGTCTGCCACAGGCGGAAGGTATCCGCGCTTTGTCATTTGGGAAAATGTGCCGGGTGCGCTGTCGTCGCATGGCGGAAAGGATTTTGAAATTGTTCTCAACGAGCTTTTGCACCTCCGAGATTTTGCCGGAGGTGGAACAGATAAGCCTATTCGCCAGCATGGAAAATGGGCAAAGGCTGTGTCCTACGGAGCTGTTGCCTATCGAATTGTCAACGCTCAATATTGGGGAATCCCCCACCGTCGCCGAAGAATATATGCTGTCTGCGATACTCGTGGAGAAGCCGCCACGATGGTCGCTTTTGAGCGTGGCGGCACTGAATGGCATTTTAGACCGTGCCTCCCGGAGGGGGGGCAGACCGTTGCCTGCCTTGCTCCTGACTGCTATTCATGGCATGATCGCATGGTGGAAGCAGGAGAGCTCCGAGGGGGGGCAGAACGAGCCTACACCCTGAAAATCCGGCAAGGCTGTGAGGGCGGCGGCAAAGGTCCGCTGGTGCAGACTGAACTTTCCGCAACGCTGGCGACACGCCAAGACCAAAGCTTGATCCAACGTGCTGCCGGGTTTGACCTTGGAAATTCTGGCGGAATCGGCTATTCAGAAGAATGCAGCCCGACACTGATGACCGGGGCGGGCGGAAACAAAACGGCTGTTGTACAGAATCAAAGACTGATGGAATCTCTGGTGCTAAACGACCAAGGCGGGAAAAACATGGATGTTTCTGTAAATGTAACAGGAACGCTCCGCGCACAAACACACGGGCACCCGCCTGTTGTGTTCCAAAAATCGGAGGATGAAGGAAATGAGACCTGATACCCTGTCGAAGCTGGCTGTATCTGTTGCGATTTGCGCGGCAGCTGCCAGCAGCGTTGCCGTTGGACTGGCAAACAGCCGGATTGACGACCTGGAAATCCAGCGGGATATTTACAAATCCCGCGCGGAGGACTGGGAAGGAACCGCCGGAGTTATCGCCCAGTATGCAGACGATCTGGAGGACGAGTTGAAAATTAGGGGTGCGCTGGATAAAAAGTTGGTTGTCGAGTATGCCGGGGTTTTCGAGTGTACCGCATACTGCACCGAGAAATACCAGCACATCTGCGGCACGGGCACGGGGATCACCGCCAGCGGGCAGCCAATCCAAGCGGATGTAACTGTGGCGGCAGACCAGACGCTTCTCCCTTATGGCACGGTGGTCTACATCGAAGATGTTGGAATCCGCATTGTGCAGGACAAGGGCGCAGGGGTACAGGGCAACCATATCGACGTTGCTGTTTCCGGCAGCCATGAAGACGCTTTGAAATGGACAGGCTACGGCGAACACCGGGTCTGGATCATCAAGGAAACAGACTGAAAGGATGGAAAGCAACATGAAGGTAAGAAGAACCGAGAAAATCAAAGTCAACACGTTCCGGGTAGGCGATGTCATTCGCTTTAAGCTGTCCGATGGTGAAAAGGTAGAGATGCTGGCTGTCAAGGAGGAAAAAGACGGTATGATCTTCTGCTTTGCGGACTGCCTGGCAAAGGAATACAGCATGAACGCACAGAACACCAATGCGGGCGGCTGGGATGCCTCCGACTTGAGGAAGAAGCTGAACGGTGAAATCCTTGACCGCTTCCCCCAGAAAATCAGGAAGCTGTTGCTGCCTTTTGAAAACGGAGACCTGCTGCGCCTGCCGACGGAAAAGGAAATCTTCGGCTCAAACCCGTGTGGTGAAGATGAACCCGAAAGCGTGAGCCAATGGAAGCCGATGAAGCAGCGGAAGAATCGCATTGCTTCCCAGGGCTTGAACGGCGGATGGGAATGGTACTGGCTCCAGAATCGGGTGCCGATCTCGGCAGCCTATTGCGCCCACGCGGACAACGGCGGGGGTTGTGACTGCACCGGCGCCTCGGATGAGGCTGGTGTCCGCCCCGTCGCCAAGATCAAAAATCCCATATCCGCACCTGCCTGTCAGGTGCGGAACGATGAAGACGAGCAAGAAGGTTGAGGTGAAAAATATGGATGGACTGGTTAAAACGCTTGGTACGGTTCTGCTTCTGCTGGCCGCTACGCTTTGGGCGGCGGTTTTGCTGCTGGTGCCTGCTGCGCTGGTGAAGTTCTGCTGGGGGTATCTGTTTGTATGAGGTACTGTGTCTTACTGAGAGCATCCGACAGACGCGGAACAAAAGAGTGCCTGCAGTATACGCTGGATGCTATCAATACAGAGGAAGCAGCTTGCGAGGCGAAGAAGCAAGCTGCAGAACACTATACAGAATTTGAACTGTTTGATGTTCAATCCATCGGAGAGGTGCGCACATGAAAATTGCAGCGATTGCCAAAGTAATCAAAGACCGTGGCACATGCCGCCTGTATAGGGTACATGGATCGGACGATCTTGAAACGAAGTTCTACATCGGCACAAATTCTGAAATCTACTCGCTGGAAGGGTTTCCTAAGCCGTGGAGCGAAGCAGAGGTTATGACGATGCTCGGGATCGAGAAAAAGAAATGGGAAGATGTGATATACACCGCATACGACTGCAACACCATTACGGATGTCTGCGGTCTGAACCTCGAAGATGCTGTTCAGAATGAGGTTGAGTGCAAAACCAGCTATATCAACTTGAATATCGGCGGGGCACTTCTTATGGGGCTGACAGACCCGGACGAAAAGACCATAGATTTTATCGCTGCCAGCAAGCTGGTTCCCGTTATGGACGAGATCAAGAAAAGCGACTACACCAACTACTGCTTGCGCCGTGCGGCGAATGGCTCTCGGTACTATGTTATCCGGGACGGCATGATCGTGCGGGCAGCACTTCTGCCCGTCAATCTGTCCGGCAATTTGCTGGAAACGATGCAGAAGATGGTGAACATGGCTCGGGCAACGGCACAACTGTGCAAAACGGAGGACAAAGAGGCAGAATGATTTTAGCGAAAGAGGCAATCGAGAAAGCAGTCAACTGGTGGGCGGAAAGGTTACTCGAAAATCGACCGCACAGCAATGGAGACGACAGTTTCACTTCCGTTACTGCGTGTCTCCTTGCTGACATGGGGCGACAGAACATAACATCGGATCAAGCGGATACGTTCAAAAAAACCTTGGCAAAACGCATGGCGGAATACGCAGAAAGTGGGAGGTTTAGCCACTTCTCCATTATGAGCGATTATGGTCCGTGCGGGATGCTGGCCGATGCTGCCAATGAAGCGGGAATCAGTACCGCAAACTTCCCGTTTAAGACAACGATGTTTCTTACGGAAAAAGACGGCATTATGGTACGCGATGGCTATGGCGCACCGGCTGTCAAGCTGTGGGGGTAACGACATGGACGAGAAAAAGAGTGCGCCGGCAGAAATCGAAACCGTCACCATCACCATGAGCCGCCCGGTGGCTGAGGCAGTGGCAAAAGCCTGCGAGATGTACCTCCGTCTGCATCTGGGGCAATTTGAAGACCTGATTGACGAGCTTTGCATGGCAAAGTTCTATGCTGCGCTGGAAAATGATTCATTTGACGGCAAAGAGGAACGGGATGAAATCTTCCATATCTCGATTGACCGCCGAAACATCATGCAGGAGGAAGTGGACAAGCTGTACAAGAGATACGTCCTTTCCGCTCCGCTTGATTACTGCATGAGAATCCCGTACCGGGCAGAACAGATCTGGCTTGCGATCCGTCACGCTCTGGCATGGCACGATAACCCGAAGGGCGACTACACGGTTCAGTATGACAAGCCGCTCAACCGTTCGGACCAGCCGCAGCCGATGGTGCAGCTGTACGAGGCACCCACCGAGGGAAAGCATACCTGTGATGGCAAGTGCGCAAAGTGCGGGAGGTGCTGATATGCAAAAGATGTTCAAGGCTATATTTTGCGATATATGCAGGAGAGTTGCATTTCAGGAACAGCTTGAGGGTGGGTTTCAGGATATGCTGACAACGCAGGACTGGGTGACTGATTGGGAAGTGACCACCGATTTCAACGGATTCCCTTTGAAGTATCCAAGAGTAATTGACCTTTGCCCGCAATGCCGTGCAATGTACGGGAAAAGGCCGCTCGGGGTCGGAGGAAAAATACAGCATCATGTGTGAGGTATTTACATGAGAAAGAACGGCGCAATGTTCATCTGCAACCGCTGCCGCAAGCAGGTATTTGCAGAGCGGTTCGACGACGGAAAGTATGACAGCAAACCGCTGGACGGATGGGCACTTGATTGCGAAAGAATCTGTGGCGTTGGCGATCTGTGCCCGGACTGCTTCAAAGCGTACCGGGAGGCAATGGATGGATTCTGGAATGGTGGAAAACATGGGACCTGAAAAAATTTGCTGTAACTGCCGCTGGCACGAGGGATATACCGGGGTCTGCTTCAATGGCCTGTCGCTGAACTGCACCGATGTCACCGACGTTGAGGACAGCTGCGAACACTGGGAAAAGCGGACGGACGACAACGGCATTGAAGACTACGAGGTAAACTGAAATGACAACCAAGAGAATGAAAAAGCTCCTGATGGGCATGGGGCTGTCCCGGAACCAGGCAACCCGGATGATTCAGGAGCAGCGCACCGAAGGATCGAAGGACGTGAGCAACGCTCTTTACTTCCACGTCTTCCAAAAGAACTTCTATCTGATTGTGTCCAACTGCGGCGGCGAGGTGCTGCCCTATCTCAACAGCTTCGTTTTGAAGTGACTACAGGTTGAAGTCGTTTCCAGAGAATAAGCAAGCCCGTCGTAAAATTGCCGCCCTGACGAGGCGGCAAGGGGCTTGTATACCGAGGATAAACTAAGGGACACGAGAGCAGCGGCTTGCTTAAAGTTTGCTTAGAGCTTGATTAGAAGCAGCTGTTCCCGTGACGGGGGTACAGGGGGAACCCCCTGTATTGTCTCCCCGCGGCAGAAGGGCGTAACGGACAGCAGGGCTTCCCGGAGCGGGGGCGGGGGCAAGCATAAAAGTACACGGGCGGCGGGCGGTTTGGCCTTTATTCAGCAAATTGGACGTTTACGGGAAGGAGGACGTAGTGGGTATGGGCGGCGGCTTTTATGTCAGAGAACAGAAATACATCTGCGGCAAAAATTATGCCACTGCGCCCACCATGCAGGCGGAGTTTTTCGAGGTTTCCGAGAAAGAGCATAAGGCCAGCACCCGGCGGAAGAAAGAGCTTGCCACCAGTCTGGCGAAGGAAGCCTACAACCTCCGCAAATCTGGCCGCTATCTCGTCCTGCTGGTAAACACGAACTTCCGACCCGGCGATTTCTCGGTTACATACACCTACGACGACGAACATCACCCTGCCCCGAATGACCTTGCCCGGGCTGACCGGGATTTCTCCAATGCAATCAAGAAGCTGTACCGCCTTTGCGACAAACAGGGCATCCAGCGTCCAAAGTGGGTTGTGGTGACGGAGTATTGCACCGTGGACCCGGCGACGGGTGAAGTCCTGGGGCGGCACCATCACCACGTCATTATGACCCACCCGGCGGGGCTGACCCGGGAAATGGTGGAACAGGCATGGAATGGCCGGGGCATGGCTCGGTGTGAGCCGCTGCACTTCGATCATGGCAGCATCGAAAGCCTTGCCCGCTATATCGTGAAGAACCGTCGGTGCAAACGGCACTGGCGGCAGAGCCACGGCCTGCAGCCGCCCAAAATGCCCAGGCCGAACGACAACAAAATGAGCCGAAGCAAACTAAAGGACGTGTGTGAAAACTGCCTGGAAGACCGGGCGTACTGGGAGCGGATGTACCCGGGGTATACCCTGCATCGGTGCGAAGTCACCATCACGGGGAACTCTACCCGGCACCTGATCGTGAGCCTATACCGCAAAGAGCCGCCGAAGAACAAGAACAGGAGGAACCAGCCGTGAGCACAAGACTGGAACTGGAAGACCTGCCGCCTCGATACCGTGCCCAAGCGGAGAAGCAAATAGCCGCCCGATGCGCACGGAAAGCCCCGGCAGGGGCGGTATCGCTGGAAGCAGCGGCCAAGGCTGCCGGGGAGATCGGGAAAGCCTTCGAGAGCAAGGGCGAGTATGATTTTTACATTGGCACAGTGCTGCCGGGCATCCAGTCCGGTAGGATCATCAAGGCAACGCCGCACGTTGCCTTTCCTTTGCTGCCCGCAAAGGATTTCTGCGCTGTTCATCTCCCGGCGGCAAGGTATACGGCGGATTATGTGCTGGAATATGCCGACGGAACGGTGGAAGTGGTGGAAATTAAGTCAAAATTCACCCGGCGGGCGCAGAGGGACTACATCTACCGCCGCAGGCTGTTTGTTGACCTGATTGCAGAGCCGCGGGGCTATGTGTTCCGGGAAATCATCACCCCGGACACAAAATCCGAGATCAAAGAGTGGAAACGTCTGGCTGAACAGGCGGGAAAGGAATCATCATGGGCAAAAGCAGAGCAAGAGTGCCGTCGTACTACCGGCAGAGCATCCAGAATGCTGTAAATCGGCAGATCAACCTTGGCCGCACCAAAATGGCGGCATCACTGAACCGGGAGGCTATCGAACAGGTCGTGTCATACTGCTTTGTGGCAGCGGCACACGACATTCTGGATTTTGATGCAGGAAAGGCGGCTGTGCTGACCGTCAAGATGAACAATGCGGCGGAACGGTACACGCTGGATCGGGACAAACGAGGGGCGCGGAAAGCCTGCATTGCGTTGGAAGATCGCACCACGCCGCTGATGGTTGAGCGGTTCTTACTCCCGGCGGGCAAGCTGGGCAAGACGGCCAATGAGCGGGAAATCCTTGCCGAACGCCGGGATGCTGCCGACATGGTGGCCCGGTATTGCGTGGAAGCCCTGCACGACATGAGCTATACCGTGGAGCAGATTGCCGCTGTCATGCAGGAGACCTGCTCAAACTTCGAGCAGTTCCTTGGGTGGTCCGAAGATGGCGAGATGGTGGCTTACGAGAAGCTGCGCCGTGTGGTGGAGGACATCTACGGCGTGGGGGCTATGGTTGAGCGGGTGAACGGGCAAGGCCCCATCTTCGGCAGCGAGTTTTAATTTTTCGGGAGGCAGAGCATGAAGACACACGAGGCGGAAGCAATTTTGAAATACTGCGCAGATATTCCCCGTCGGCTTACGATCATCCGCCGCCAGTGTGCCACTCTGGACGACGAAGTAGACACGCTGAAAGGCATCAACATGGACGGTATGCCCGGCGGCGGGCTGCCCGGTGACAGCACCGCGGCGATGGCTTGCAAGATGGATGATCTGGGCATTGGCGACAGGCTGCGCAGTCTGGAACGTCAGCAGGCTCTTTTGAAGTCCGACGAGGCTTTGATTCGGGGACAAATTGACCGCCTGGACAGTGTCCACAATCTGATCCTGACAGAATACTACATCGGCCACAAAAAATGGGCAGAAGTGCAGGTCGATGCGGGATACAGCATCCAGCATTTGAAACGGCTTCGGAACGTGGCTTTGCTGGCCTTTGGCCGGGGCATGGAACGGCTGCCCGAGTGCCCCGCCTTACTATCACGCGCGTATAACGTGCGCGAGACCCTGCCCCGGGCTGACGCATGGGTTGAAGGTGATATTCTCTTATAGGGAAGATCGACCGTCAGAGCCTCACGCAAACGCGCTTCCGCAAATCGAGTCCACCCGGCGCAGAAAAACAAACACGACTACCCGGAAATATGGAAAAGTTGGAAAGAAACTACCCGGCGGGCTGTGCGGCCTGCCGGGTGCTATAGAGAAAGCCCGTCAGGTCATGGACCCGGCGGGCTTTTCGTTACTCTGTGGGGACAGCAAAGGTTATGTCAACCATTTGCGTGGATGGGGTTTCGGTGATGGTGAAGGTGCGGACACCGTGTTCGCTTTCGCTGCTGGACACGGTGACTTCATCGGGAGAAAGCCCGTGCATCATGCAATATTTTAGCTTCACGGCAGCTTCCGCTTGCTGTACGTTCTGATCCAGCTGGAATTGCTCCGCGGCAGGGGTGCAGCTTTTTACAAAGTCGTGCTTCAGTTGGTCAATAACCGATTGAGATTCCGGAAGAATGTGGCTCATTGCTTGTCCTCCTTTTCGTTGGGTGCGTTGCGCTTGAGGATGATCTGCGGAGCATCGGGGGCGGCTCCCTGCTCTTTGGCGTACCGGGCGATTTCATCCGGCAGCCCGACGGGGAAACCGTTTTCGTCAAGTGGTCCATCGTACCCGGTGAAGTCCACGATATGCACGGCGGGCGGCTCGGGGATCGTTTTGTAGTATCTGCCGTCCTCGTAGTTCTGATCCGTGACCCGGTTCCAATAGCCAATGTCGCCGTGCTGCTCCTGGGCGGCAACCATAGCGTCATAGGCTTGTTCCTCGGTCAATCCGTCGAACAGGAGCCGGGAACCATCGGCAAAGGCGGCAACCAGCCGCCAAGGGGCGAAGAACTCTGCGTCATTCACAGAAATACCTCCATTTCGGTAGTTAAGCCCTCAAATTGTAGGTTTTGTATCAAAAAGGCGGGTTAAATATGCGGAAATGGCATCCTTATCCGCCAATGTGCATTTTTTGCACATTCTTGTCGGTTTTTGTTACTGGATTTCGTTACAACCATGATAGGACAAAACGCAAAGAAAAGCAATAAAACGCAAGAAAGATTTCGTGTGGAATCCCACAAAATCCCCGGCGGGTGGCCGGGGCGCAGAAATCAGGCAAAGCGGATGGTGTTTCGTGCCATGCGGCCGCGCAGGGCGGAGAGCGTCAGACTGCCGCAGGCGTTATCCCATCCACCCCCGGCGGCGGGAATGTAGGGATACAGGGTGCGCGGGTCGTTGGAATCTGGGTCAACGAGATGGTGGACGCGCCCGGTTTCATCGTCCGTGCAAACGTCCCATCCTGCAATGCTGTGGCGGGTATAGGTTTTCATACGCGAATCCCTCCTTTCGTGTTTCGTGCTGGGCGGCGGCTCAGGCTTCGGTGAAGTGGGAGACGGTGCGGCGGGAGAGGGCAAAGGCGATGGCGGGCACATCGTCCTGGGTATCACTAACGGCCTTGATCGCTTCGGCAATGCGGGCCAGATCGTCCACCGTGATGCCGCCCGGCTTGCGGCTGCTCTCGGCTGCATCGTTCAAGATGCGGTCGTATTCTTCGCAATCGCAGCAGGTGCAGTAGTCGTTGGCGATGCAGGCGTAACGTGCGCCCTCAGCGTCCAGAATGCGGGTCTCTTTCAGTTTCATTTCGTGACAGCTCCTTTTCGTATTTCGTGATACTCCCGGCGGGCTGCCGGGGCAGTGGGGCAGGGCTGCTTTGAGCGGTGCTTGCCCTGCCAGAGTGTCCGATTTCGTGTTATGCGTTCAGCTGCAAAAACGTGGATTTCGTGGGGATCAGGTGCCGGGTGAGGGTGTCGGTGTAGCTTTCCTCGCCCTCGAAGCTGTCCACCACCTTCCGATCAGCGGCGGGCATATCGTGATAGCTCTTTTTGCCGTAGGTGGGCGGCAGCCAGCCCTTTTTCTGCCCGGCGTACAGGTTGAAGGATTTCAGCACATCGGTGTTGGTAAACTCAATGTGCGCCGTGCCCTTCTTGTAAAACGTGACCTTGAAATAGTGAAGCTGGATGTTGCGGGTCTGGCCGCTTTCCTCAGCGGCTTTCAGGGCGGCGCGGAGTTCGTCACCGTTGTAGGGCTTGCCGTTGGTGTCCAAGAAGTGAAGCACCCGCTCGACCTGCGCCAGCTTGCTTTCGACGCTCCACCGGGGGCAGAATCGGCCATTGTAGGTATCAAAGGCGTTGCAGAAGAAAATGACCTTGCTGCCGATTTTGTACGCCTCGTTGGTACTCCATCCGTTGTAGTAGTGCAGGTTCTTGGAGTATTCGGGGTTCCAATGCAGGTGCGTCCAGTCGTCAAACAGCTTTATAATTTCGTTGTCGATGCTGGAAAGCAGGTTTCGTGAAATTTCTTCCCGCACGGTCAGGATGTTGTAGGAACTGAAATCGTAGTTTTTAAGCTCGTCGATCCGCTTTAGATAGTCCTGCTGCATTTCGTAGGTCATGGCGTCAAACAGCTGCGGCAGGGTGAAAAGCTGTTTCCAGTACATCCCGCGCAGGTCTTTCACGGCTTCGTTGTACGATTTCGTGAAAGCAAGCACCGGGTCGTGATTCGTGCCGCCGGCAGAGGAAAACAGGGATTTGATCCCGTTGTACTCCTGGAAGATGCGGCGCAGTCCTTCCGCCGCGGCGTTGTACCGCTCAATGGCTGCCGTGATGGGGTCCGACGATACCAGCGCGGCAAGCTCGGGGTTTTCTTTCAAGGTGTCTTCCGCTTCGTGTTGAAGATCAAGGCGGATGCGGCTTACTGGCTCCCGTTCGGGGATGTCCACCGACACAAGCGCAACCTCGACCCGGGCAGCCCGGCGGGCGTTTTTGAAAGCGTCCGGGATGTACTCCACTTGAGCGTTCAGCCGTTCAAGCTCTGCGGCCAGGGTTTTCCGCTCGTTCGTGTAGGGGTTGCGGATCGTTTCTGCGTTGAGCAGACAGCGGATTTTGCCGCCGTCCTTCATCACGTCCAGAGCCTTGAGAAGATGGGCGGCCCCGGTGGAAAAAGGCGGGTTCATCACGATTGCGGCATATTTCGTGGTGGGGCGGAAGGTCAGGAAGTTGTCATGCACCACCCGGAAACCGTCCTTTTTGAGCTTGGCGCGGAAGTCGCTGGAAAGCTCGATGCAGTCAAGCTCGAAGTTCTTTGCCCGTTCCGTGCTGCTGCGATCCAGTTCCCCGGTCTTGCCGTCGTGGTAGATGTTGGCGGCGGAGTGGACAGCCCGGGCAAGTGCCCCATCCCCGGCGGAAGGTTCCAGGATGGGCACGGGCAGGGTGTTGTATTTCCCTTCCCGCAGGGAGTGGATCATCTTCCATGCCAGGTTGTCCGGCGTGGGGTAGAAGTCCAGAGCGTCGTTTGGCGTTGTCATGGTGGTAAACCTCTTTTCGTGTTTCGTGATAGCCCCGGCGGGGCGATGGGGCGGGGTCGCTTTGCGGTGCGGCCCTACTGAGGTGTCCGGCGGGGGTTCAAGCGGTGTACAGGTAGCCGCGGCGGGCGCAGATGATGGTGAGGCGGGCAGCGTCAATCTGTGGTTGGAGTTCCGCGGCCTTGCAGGGGCTGAGCCGAATTTCGGTGCGCAGGGTCTGGATTTTCCACACGGCGGGAAGCTCCACGTTGATCTGCTCGAAGATGTTGTTAAACTTTTTCATGGTTTGTTCTCCTTTTCGTTCAGGCCACGGCATCCGCGGCGATGTAGTTGTATGGAATCTCGTCGGCAACTCCGGCGGCGGTGTCCCGGTCGGCGTGGCCGATGGGCACCAACTCGCCGGTCTGACGGTCGGCATGGTAAAACGTGACCTGCCAGCCGCCCGGGGCGCGGGTGCTGGGGGCTACGATGATCTGCCGCCCTGGGGCGATGTACCGGGTGACGGTGTACCGCTTGACCTGTGCGCAGATGGCGGCGATCCGGGCGGCTTGCGTGGTGGCAAACTCGCAGGTGTCGCAGATGTCCAGGTCTAACAGTTCGTCCGGGTCGCCGGTGACGATGGGCAGCGGGTCGAGCTTGATTTTTGTGCATGGCGTTCATCTCCTTTTCGTGGTATGCCCCCGGCGGGGGGCCGGCGGGAAGTGGGGCGGGGTTGCTTTTATCGGTGCAGCCCTGCCAAAGTATCCGGGGCGGTTTCGTGTCATGCCAGCAGACCGGCGGCAAGGCTTGCAAAATCAAGCTGCTGCACATCGGCAGCGGGGGCGTTCTCAGCATCCGCAACGTCTTTTCGTGCCTTGCGCCATGCGCTGAGGGCTTCGGCCTGCGCCTTGCGGTTCGTTTCGGGCACGGCCAGGAAAGCGGCCTTTGCCTTGCGTTCCGTCTGCTTGAGGGCAGCGGCGTTGCTCTTGGGTTTCGTGGTGGTGCGCTTGGCGGGCTTCTTGGGCAGCGGATCGACGTGGACCAGTTCCGGCAGTTCGTGGCGTTCTTCAATGACGACGGGCGCAGGAGCCGGGGCGGGTGCGGGCTGTTCCGGGGCGTTCAGCTTGTCCAGTGCCAGCACAAAGGCGGCAGCTTCCCGGTCACTGCTGATAAAGTCATCCATCTTCTGAATCATCCGATCAACTAGGGAATGGAAAACGGGGTCGTTCTGGCTCTTGTCGTCGAAGACCTTTGCGGCGTTCCGTTCTGCCTTTTCGTCGTCGGGGTCGTCGCTGTTGTAAAGGCGGCTGTACTCTGCCGTGTAGAGGGTATAGAGCTTGTCAAGGTCGATCTTTGCGGCCTTGCGCTCTGCGGCCAGCTTCTTGTTATAGGCCATAATCTCAGCGGTGGACTTAAAACGGGCTTCCGGGGTGGGCTTGCTGTCCTCAACCTGCAGGCAGCTGAACAGGTAGGATTTCGTGGGGTAGTAATGCGGGGCGGGGGCTGCTTCCTTGCCCTCGGCTTCGGCGGCTTCCCGCTGTTCCTTGCTGGGCTTCGTGGTGTACTTCCACAGATAGCAGGTGATGAGGGATTTTTCCCCGGTGCGGATGCGCTTGTTCAGGCTGTTCCACTTGGCGATGGTGTGCAGTTCGTCGGCGGCAAGAACGGCTTCCACGTCGGCGATGGTGGCGGGCTTCTCGTTGCCGTTCTCGTCGGTGGTGATCGCCTTTGCAGCGATGGCGGCGATCTGTTCCGGGGTGTGGTGTGCGGTGGCGATGGCGTGCAGGGTGGCGGGGGCCAGCTTTGCGGCTTCGTTTTGGATGATCTGATTATTGCTCATGCCTTTCATGGTACTTGCTCCTTTTCGTGTTGTGGTTGGTGTTCGGGATGATCTCCCGGCGGCTGCCGGGGTAGTGGGGCGGGGTCGCTTTACGGTGCGGCCCTGCTAAGGTGTCCGGCGGGGGTCAATCGTCGATGGAGCAGCAGCTCCAAAAGACATCTTCCACGGTGTCGTCGCTGAAATTGTCCGGGGTGCCGTTGGCATTCACAACCAGCTGGACCCGGTCGAAGATGCGCAGATCGGTTTCGGCATCCACCAGAAAAAACCAGTCGTCGCCGTCCTTCAGGTCGCTGCACCAGACTTCCACCCGGTCGCCGTAGGCGTACAGCCCGCGCACCTCAGCCGGGGCGATGTACCGCCCCAGAGGGCCGACGGTGTAGGGACAGGCGGCGGAAGCGGTGGGGGCCAGCAGCCCGGCGGCGATGGCCAGAGCAGCGGCGGCGGTTGCGATCTTCTTTGAAATTCTCATGGTTCAAATCTCCTTTTGCTTTTCAGGTTTGCCCCGGCGGGCTGCCGGGGTAGTGGGGCGGGGCCGCTTTGAGCGGTGCGGCCCCGCTGGGGCATCCGCTTGACTATCACCCCCGATCTGTGGTAAACTGGCTTACAAGATGGACGTTCGGAAATTCATCTTGCAAGCCTGTCACCTGCTCAGTGGGTGGCGGGCTTTCTTTTTGCCCACTGTTCGAGCAGTTCCACCCAAATCCGCCGCTTGACGGATTCGGGGAGCTGGAAAAACTCTTTGCTCATGCGGTTCACTCCCTTCTGCTTGGATTTGCCCCGGCGGGGCATGGGATCGGGTCGCTTTGCGGTGCGGCCCGTCAAGGTGTCCGGCGGCGGTTTAGAAACCCTGTTCTTTCATCTGGCGGAGAATGTTCTGGTAGATTGCTTCCCACATCCTGACATTCCGCACGGCGGATTCATGCGCCGCCTTGCCCGCTTTTTCATCGCGGGCTTTCTCTGCCCAGTCGCAGACCACGAAACCGACACTTGCCAGAACGGTTCTCATGTCCTCAGTATCAAGGGTGACTGTCATTTTCTCGTTTTCCATGGTGTAACCTCTTTTCTGTCTTTGCTGTGTTTCGCTTGGTGTGGCTTTATCTTAGCATGAATCATGCACACTGTCAAGCATGAATCATGCAAATTTACGAATTGCACAAAAAAGCATGATTCATTCTGTCATTTTTTGCATGGTGCATTCCGAAAAAATCTGATATAATGGGAGCGAACAGAAAAGAGGTGAAGAAAATGCCACTTACAGACAAGAAAAGAATAACGAACGACCGCTATTTATCAAAATTCACGACAAAATCAATCAGAATACCAAAAGAGATTGAAGAAAATTTGAACGCTGCCGCCACCAATGCAGGGGAAAGTGTAGCAAAATATATTTTGACAGCGACGGAAGAACGCATGAAGCGCGACGGATTCACCCCGCCCGCCGCCGCTGGTGACGATCAGCCCGGCAACGACTAAACCCACACAGCAGAGCAAAGGCAGGACAGGCCACACGGCCCGCCCTGCCTCTTTTACTACTATATCAAGATAGAGCCGCCCGCCTTGGAACGGCTCCAGCTGGAACCGTTGCGCCTGGAACTGTGCCCGGTGGAACTGTGGAGCCGCCCCGGTGTACCCCCGGCGGCATGGCTGCCCGGCACCAGCGGCAGAACAGCACCCGCCCCGGCAGCGGGGCACCGCCACCGACGGCAGCACCGGGGCATACCATAGCCACCATATAGGATAGAGCGGCCCCGCCGCCGCCCACTGCCAGCCCCGCCAGCACCCCGCCGTCTGCCCGATGAACCAGCACAACGCCCCCGATCAGCACCACCGCCGCCCCGATGGGGAGCGGATCACCCCGGCGGCATGACCCAAACCTTATAGGATGGCCCCCGATCTGCCCACTAGCAGCACCAGCCCCGCCCCGGCAAAGCCCCGCCACCTATAAGGATAGCAGCAGCACCCAGCCACCAGCCCGCCAGCCAAGCCACCGACCAGCCCACCAGCAGCCCGACAGCCGCCCCGACCTCAGCGGCCAGCCAGCCCCGCCGCCCTACCTTTTAGGATGATTCAGCCGCCATTTTTGCCCCATTTTGGCGGCTTTGAAAGTCCGAAAAAACGGACTTTTTGGCTGATTTTTTGCCGCTTTTTACCATTTTAGCTAGGAATTTTTCCGATTTTCGGAAAGGTACTGTGGCGGCCGGGCGGCGCGGTGCGGGTTCCGAAGCCCCAAAAGTTTTCTAGGTGTCAATTTTTTTGAAGGGCTTCCCCCCTCCGGCCCGAAAAATAAGGGTGGGGGTCAAAAATCACAAAAAAGCCTGATGAACACAGGCGATTATGTGCATTGACGGCACATGGATACTATGCCATAATAAAAATAACGCAAAATTGAAAGGAGCGTTTATAAATGATGTTCAAAATACCC